ACCAGGATTATCTTAACTTGCTTGTTGATCGTAAGAATGACGGTACAAGAGAATTGATGGTAGGTACTAGATGGAATATTCTGGATCCGCTTGGCAAAGTAGAGAAACAGTACAAGGATAACCCACGATACCATTTCAGAAAGATTCCAGCACTTAATGAAAATGGGGAGTCCAATTTTGTTTACGACTATGGCAAGGGATTTTCAACGGAATATTTCCTGAATGTGAAGAGTCGTTTGGATAAGAACGAATGGGAGGCGAAATATCAGCAACGCCCATTTGTGCGTGAGGGATTGCTTTTTGCAGAGGATGAATTGCAGACGTACAATGGTGTGTTACCGCCTGAGAGTAGTTTGATCCGTGTATTGGCTGCCTGTGATGTGGCTTGGGGCGGCGGTGACAGTCTGTCGATGCCGTTTGGGTACGAATATGATGACGGCTATATTTACATTCCAGATTGGATTTTTAACCGGGGGGATAAGACGGTAACACAGCCGATTGTGGTTGGAAAAACATTGTATCATAAACCGCAGATGGAACATTTTGAGGGAAATAACGGTGGTGATGAGTATGCGGACAAGATTGATGACATGCTCCAAAAGGAGGGATACAAATGCAGCATATCTTCCAGCAAGGCACCAAATACCATGAGCAAGCTGGCAAAGATCATTCAGTATGCACCAGATATAAAGAGAAGATGTAAATTCCTTGCGGCTAATAAGAGGGATAAAGAATATCATGATGCGATGGATGAGTTAAATATGTTTGTACAGATTGGGAAGAACGATCATGATGATGCAGCAGATGGAATTACACAGTTAGTAATGCTTGCAAATGGGGCTACCATTTGTAAAGCAAATGTATCACAGAGAACATTTTAGGAGGGGTTCAGATGACGAAGGATATTTTGAAGCAGTATAGATTTTTATCGGAAGTGATCCGTAAGGACGAAGAGAAGCTGCAGCATTATAAAGATAATCCACCGGAGGCATATCTTGGAAAGGTGCAGTCTTCCAATAAGCAGTTTCCATATCAGAGAACCATGGTGACGGTGTGTGGCAGTGAGGTAAAGGACAGGAAATATTGGAAAGATAAACAGTATGAGTTGATCGTGAAACTGCATAACGAACGGATTGAACTGGAGAAACTGCAATTGGAGGTTGATATTTTCCTGACGACTATTTTTGACAGCAGGGATCGCTTGATCTTCGAGTATCTTTACCGGGACGGTATGACACAACAGGAAGTGGCTGACAAGCTGTATATGGATCGGAGTACGGTGTCGAAAGTGGTGGATAGGTATGTAGCTTAGAATGCGAGGTATGAGATTATGGGGGTATCTAAATTGTCAGATAAATGTCGTAAATGTCCAAAGAAAAATGAATGTAATCATAAGAAAATGGAAGCATTGGCTTATTTAGAACCATGCGGGCAATCTTCAGGAGTAAATGCAAGTCAGCTACTAGCAAGAGAAACAATGCAAATAAATGTGGGTGGTGTAATACAGATTGTTTATAAAGACGATATCGAAAAAGCTATTGAAAGAGAATTGTTCAAGGACAGATTTATGCAGTTTGGAGCATAGAAAGAAACTTTCACACAATTCACATTCAAATAATGCTAATTTGATAGTATGAAACAGTATCAAAGAGCCAGACGGTCTACAAACCGCCGTGGCTCTTTTTCTATGCATTTACATAATGCAATGCAGAAAGAGGTGGATTGTCGTGCAGTTTGGAAGAAAACAGATCTTTACAGATGAGATGCAAATTACAAGGGATAATGTTATAAAAGTGCTTCAGGATGCCTTGATTGTACATGAGCAAAACCGTACAGCAATTAAATTTCTGTTGGATTATGAGCGTGGTATTCAGCCGATTGATGAGCGAATCAAAGAGATTCGGCCGGAAATCAATATCAAGGTCAAGGACAATATGGCTGCAGAAATCACAGAGTTTAAGTTGGGGTACGAATGGGGATCGCCAATTCGATATGTACAGCGAGCCAACAAGGGAATCCGGGAAAATAACAAAGATGCGGACAATGTCGGTATTGCAATGCTCAATGAGATGATGGAGGAAGAAAACAAGCCATCTGCAGATCAGGAGCTGGCGAGGTTTATTGAAATCTGTGGAGTGGGATATCGGCTGATTAAGGCAAAGCCGGACCAGTATCGGTTTGGAAGTTCGGTTGTGGATATTCTGACGTTAAATCCAATGAACACTTTTATCGTGTATTCCAATGATGTGTATCGCAGACCAATTATGGGCGTGTCATACATCACCGATCAGAGTGGAAATTCGACTTATGGTTGTTATACAGAGGATACCTACTATGAGGTCGAAAATATTATTAAGATGAATAAAGAAAAAAAGCGAGAAAGGTGGTTTGTGTCCAATGGAAATGGGAGAAAGAATATACCGGCGGCAATCCCTATTGTTGAGTATATCAACGATTATGACCGGATGGGATGTTTTGAGCGTGTAATTTCGGAGATTGACGCCTTAAATATCGTAACATCGGACAGAGTGAATGATATTGTCCAGTGTGTGCAGTCATTGTTGTGGGTACATAATGCGGAACTGCCGAAGGATGAGAATGGAAATTCTGCTGTGAGAAATGGTGCATTGATCGAAACAAAGTCTACCGGCAATGGACATGATCCGAAAATGGCATATTTGTCGAAAGAAATGTCACAGGACGGGATCCAAACACTGATACAGAATTTTATTGATCGCATCCACGAGAAAACGAATGTGCCGGGACGGCAGGAGCAGGGCGGTGGTTCTACTGGATCGGCAATGAATTTATCAAACGGATGGCAGGCAGCGGAGCTTTCTGCATTGAAAAAGTCACAGTTGACTAAGAAGTCAGAGAAAGAATGTATTCGCATTATGTTGGAGATTTTCAACAATGACGTGGATGTGCCGGAAGAGGTGCGAAATTTGAAACTCGCAGATATTGAACCGAAGTTTGATAGAAACAGGACCTACGATCTGGCAACGAAAGTCAATTCCTGGGCAACTTTGATTCAGAACGGCGCTGATCTACTCAAGGCAACAGAGCTGGCAGGCTTTACGACCGATGCACAGCAGTTTGTGCTGGACAGCGAGGAAATGGTCAATAAGCTTTTGGAAAGTAAATTGAAAGGATCAGAGCCTGTGGATACAGCATCGGAAGGTAAGGTTAATGATTCGGACGAACAGACAACAATGGATGGAAAGAATATGCCGGATATGTCAGATCAGCCGCAGGCAACTCCATTTGCCAATGCGTAGAGTGGAGGGATGAACGATGGGATTAACAAATTTTGATGAGTTAAATACTCTTTCAACAACCGAAACAACTAAGGATGACCGGCGGAAAGCCACCAGGAAGAAAATACCGATTCATGATTATTTCGAAAATATGCAGATCAGTGAGGAAGAGAAAGAAAAGCGTGTCCGTTTAGCAAATTTGCTGCTGGCGGATGTGCTTTTTTTATTTGCTTTATCCAGAAGAAATCGAGATACCCGGTACCTGTCGGAGACATTTCAGAAAAGATACCTTTCATCGGTGAAAAAGGTAACAGAGCCGGATCAGAAAATGCAGCGGTATATCAGGAAGGTATGTGACAGTATTGTCAAAACAACTTTAAAGAGTGGGCTGGATGATGGGAAGAAACAGGGAGAAGCCTTGACAGACAGCGATGCGATTAAGGTATCACAGGATTCTTATGCAGTTTCAATAGAACGCGCCACCAGTGTGGCAGAGAACGAAGCAAATGCGATTCTGAATGGAGAGGAATACAGCAATGCTGTGAAAAACGGTTGTACCAAGAAGAGGTGGAAGTCCTACCGGGATGAGAGAGTCCGGGCAGATCATGCGGATGTAGATGGACAGGTTGTCGATATCAGCCGCCCGTTTCGGGTTGGAAAATATATGATGATGTATCCAAAGGATGACTCTCTGGGAGCTGGTTTGGAAGAGATTGTGAACTGCCGGTGTTCGGTGGAGTATTTGTATTTAACGGGTGGATTTTTTGAAAAATATGAAAAAAGAATTCAGTCTGCAGAACAATATTATGATTCGATACGGAACAGAATCGATGATATAGAAAAAATATCGAATAATACGCATATATCATATACGGATGTTGAGATTGTAAAGAGACATGTTTTTTTAGAAAATCATATTTTGGATGATAATGTAGCTGTATTTGATGCAGATTACGATATGGCTGTTGCCTGGCAACGCTTAATTAACGGAACATATGAAGATAGAGATATTGTGCTTTTGAAACATGAATTGCTTGAAAGTCAGGTGGAGAAAGAGTATAATTTAAATTATAGAGATGCACATAATATTGCACAGAAAAAATATCCTTGGAGTGATATAATTGACCAGATGTTTGGAGGTGAGGGTGAAGATGTGGACCTCGATAGAATTATTCAAGAAGAGCGAAGATAAAGTGGTGTATGCATTTGGAATTGATGAATTAGATGGAATTATGGAAATTGATTTGGTAAACATAGAAAATTCAAAGATCGTTTGTATGCCGTCAAATGGATTGGTAGATAGGAGAACCGCCAATAATGCATTTGGTCTTATGCTGTCTTTATCTCGACGGGGAGAATTCCCGTTAAAGGAAACATATGCAACTGGTTAAAAGAAAACATATGAAAAGGATGGTGGAAATGAGATTATATAACATATATTATCTATGTAATGCGTCTGTTGATGGCATAAGGAACCTGAACTACAAACAGAATCACTATGCTAACGGAAAGAGTGACTACACATTGGAGAACTGGAAAGGTGCTGTTCAATCATATGATGTCATTCGGAAAATACCTTTTTTGAGCAATGAGGTGAAGGAACTTATTGATAACGTTCCAGCGTATGTGTATTCAGATGCAATCCCTAAGGTAAACAACGAAACTGCTGAGATTGTAAAACAATCCAATGTCAAGCTGTTAGCCAAATTAGAAGCTATTATAGAATTGTATCAATCTATGGATGCAGGGGAATCACAAGAGGGAGTTGATATTAAAATACCGGCTTGTTCTACATTGGATGAGTACATCGGGTATTTGAAAGATATAAACTTTATTTTGAATCAATGTCCCATGATTGCAAATAGCAGCGAACAGGTTGTGTTCAATACCGTTGATGTTGGCTCTATGTGGTTGTCGTTGTTGGTGAAAGGAGCAGTTGGTTCTCATATCATATTGAATATATTGGCAAAGCTATCAGAGGTTTCTATAAAATTTTTATCTGATTATAGAGTTCTGAAAATGCAAGATGAATATCTTGTTGCAATGCGTCAGAAAAATGAGATTGGTGAGGAAGTGTTAGACACATTTAAGAAACTGAAAGAGACAATGATGGACGAAAAAGTGTCAGAGTTTGAAAAAGAATGTGATACCAAAATTACAGATCCGGAAGAAAGAGACAGAACGGCTAGAACAATTGAAAAATTGGCGATATTGGTTGATAAGGGTGTAGAAATTTATTCTTCAATAGAAACGCCCGATGAGATTAAAGTAATGTTTCCGTTTACAGAAAATGCACCTCTTTTGCCGGAGGGATTACAAAAACTGATTGAAGCGAAGGAAGAAAACGATAGATAGTAACGATATGGGGAAATAACAAAAGAGCCTTTGAGCAATGTCATTAAGTTAAGAATTTTGACATCCTCCTTGCAATCAAGATGTTCTTAATTACAAGGGCCGCTTTCGCTACCTCATTATCATTCAATAGCGAAAGCAGCCGCACATTTCGAATCATATGTCAAGCATTTATTACAAAATAAAAAGACCCCAGCATCATTTCTGATGCTAAGATCTTGATTGGTCATCTTAACTTAATGACATTGGCCTTTGAGGCTCTTTTTTATTTGTGGTTAATTATTTTGCATGACTCTGCCATACGGAGCGTCTATTACTTGATAGACTATCGACTTCTTGAACTAAAGTATAACATCGTCGTTCATAATGTGGTTTTAATATTTTATATTTCGACACATATCGAAATTTTAACTCATTGATATAATAGTTGACCAATTTGAGAATTTCTTCTTTAGCACATTCATTCTCATCGTCATCTGCATATGGATCATAATCTTGCGTCCACATAGGAGGCATATCAACTGTATTTTCATTTTCTTCAGTATTATCTGCAGCAAATAAATATATGTATTTACACCCAACTTTTTCTGCAATCTCCAATAAATGAGGAACAATGATTTCCCAGAAGATATATACACCAAGCTTGAAGTCTAATTGGATTTCTGATTTGTATTCTTTGTTTCTACCGAGAAATTTAATATCAATTGCAGGAAATGTTTCGTGTACCTGCTGGATATGATCTCCCTCTCCAGTTTTTGACAACGCTTCTCTTTTTTCCTCCAATAGTTGAACTTTATCTTCTGCCAAACTAAACAGCTGTGATACTCTATCTGGTTCATTAACAGCTTCCCATAATTTGTTCATTGATTCGTTTAATTGTTCGTTTGCATTTTCTTCATCTGCTTTGCTTAAATTCTTTTCTTTCAATTTCAGCAAAGCATCGACATATTTATCAAAAGGTTCCTTTTCAGCCTGACTTAAATTCCAGCTGTTAAGGTCACTAAATAATATTCCACAATTTAGCGCAAAAAAGAACACTATCTCTTTTGTCTTCTGATCTCGAACTAAAAATACTTTTGTATTTCTAGTGCAATCATCATCCCAAGCATTATGTGTCAAATAATAGGAAATTTTCTCGCCTTTTGTAGCTTGGACAAAAGCCTTGATATCTTTTTGGTTTTCATTCGTTTTTCTTAATGGTTCTGTTTTTAACCTTTTAAACAGAAATTTTTTTTGTTCCTCAATTGATAATTTCTTCATTGCATCTCTCCGTAAATAAATAATCCCACAGGCGCTTTATCCTGTGGGATAGATGTTATACCAAAACAACACCTTTTCTTCTAAGAAATTCTCGTGTAGCATCAGCTTTCATTGCTGCCAAACTCATCTTTTTATTTCCAGCTTCACCAGCAGCTAGTCCCCTGCGTGCCTGAAGCCAAGAATGTTCTGCATGCGACAATGTACTTAGTTGCCAGGCATCATATTTATCATACCTTTTATAAACTGACTCTACTAGCTTTTTCGCTGAATCGCACAATTCTTTATATGATCCATTGAACATATGCCCCGTCAAATATTCGTTTCTAACATTTACAAGGACGGGTCCATATTTCCACGCCTCAAAATCATCATTAAACAGAGGGCTTCCAGAGATCATCAAAGACTCCCGTTGCGAAAAGTACATCATTTTATGCATCTTCATTTGATCCATAGTGCAACCATGTTTTTTTACATGTAAGTCATTCAAATATTTGGCTACAGCTAAAGTTTGTGTCATATAATCTCCTCCTCTCCATATTTGTCATTGTATTAGTATACTACTTTCATTTATATTATACAATATTTTTTGGCTTTTGTTTGTAAAAAATTCAGCAGACGCATGTTTTTTAGTAAAAAGGGCTTGACTTTTGTGTCACCATAATTTATTATTTATGTGTCACCAAAAGAAAGGAGGGAATAAATGTCACCAAGGACAGGAAGACCAACATCTGAACCTAAGAAACATGAAACTAGAATACGAATGTCAGACAGGGACATTGAAAAACTAGAATTTTGTTGTAAAGAAACTGGTATGACGAAAGCGGATGTTATTAGAAAAGGAATAGAGATGGTCTATAAAGAGTTAAAAAAATAAGAAGTTGCACCGCTACCAACGAACACAACTTCTTATAACTCAAAAACTCCAAAAGGAATTTGATAAATCTATCATATCATCTTTCTTTTGGAAATGCAAACTAAATGAAAGGAGATATAATTTAATGCAGGAAGTATCAGAAGTAACAATGCAGACACCAATAGAGATTGCTTTAGGTGTCGATAAGAATGGAATGACAACAGCGAGAAAGCTATATCAGTTTTTGGAATTGAAGCCAGCAAATTTTTCTCATTGGTGTAGAAGAAATATTACAAATAATGAATTTGCAGAGGAAAATATTGATTTTATCCGCTTCGTTTTCAAAGACGAGACGCCGACAGGTGGAAAAGTAGAGCGAGTAGATTTTAAATTAACATCTAAATTTGCTCGTAAATTATCTATGACACAGAAGAATCATAAAGGTGAAATTGCAAGAGATTATTTTACTACTTTGGAAGATAAGAAAAAAGAAGAAGTCATAAATCGTAGCAAATTATCTCCACAGATGCAAATGTTATATGCAATGATGGATGAGCAGGCAAAACAGGAATTGGAACAGCGGAGGATAAAAGAGAAGCAGGAAAAAATTGAGAAGAAATTGGATGTTGTCGTTGCTACATATGAGAAGAATGACAGTTCAGATGATTTCAAACAGTGGTGTAAAAACTGTGCGGGGAAGATTGCCAAATCTCCAAAGTTAGAATCATTGTCGAATAGGGAAGTGTTTGGCGTTATATGGAACGAAAGTTATCAGCGCTTGACCGAGAAAAGACCATGTAACCTCAAAACGAGATTAACAAATGAAAGAGGCAAGGCTTTTGAAAGAGGAAAATCGTCATCATGGATTAAGCAGCATATAACATATTTAAGTATAATAGCTGATGATAAAGACTTGAAGCCAGCGTACGAAAGTGTTATGCGGGAAATGATGATGGCATACTGTGTGGAATAGCAAAGATCCAGGGATAATAAGGAGCAATATTATGAACAAATCAGAAGAAAAGGTTTTGGAAGCGAGTGTTTTACTGGAAAGGGCAAGGGTATTATCAGCAATCTTGACGAGACAGTATTTTGGACAGGATGTAGCGACACCTGCAGATTTATGGAAAATTTCGGGATATTTTTTTGATGATGCAAAGGTGGTTGCAGAAACCATTACTGATATGGTGGAAGATGCGGGGAAACTGTTGAATCAAGCACTTTAACGAGACTTTTGGAAAGCCACAACGCTGATGGTAGCGTAGGAATATTGGAGTGATACAAAAGAGGAGTAGATGGCCTCGCCCAAATATGGGGGCAAGGTATCTGCTCCTTTAAGATATCTCATAAAAAATACTATCACTGCATGGAAGCGATGTCAAATATATGTATGGAAAAAACAGACTTTCACACAATTCACATTTCCCGTATGTTATATTTGATACAAGGAGAAATCCGAGAAAAACACAACATGATCAAAGAAAGGCGTTTATCTTGTAGAAGAGATAAGCGTCTTTTTGTGTGCGCTAGAGAAAGCGCAATACAAATTTCACGGACAATCAGAAATCAGAGAAGATTTTAAAACGCAATGATGATCAGAGAAGATCTGAAAACGCAGAAATGAGGTAGTGATATGAGAAAGAAAGAGTTTATCCCGATGAATTTACAGTTATTTGCAGAGCCTCCTGCAGGCGGTGACGGTGATGCCGGAGACACATCTGCGACAGGCGGAAAGTCTGGCGAAGGATCAAACAAAGATGATTCGGATGCTGGCGATGACGATGTCAGCCTTGCAGAACAGGTGGCACAGCTTAAGGTGCAGAATGCAAAACTGAAAAAGGCAAATGATAAGGCAACCAGCGAAGCGGCAAGCTACAAAAAGCAGTTGCGTGAGAAGCAGACTGCGGAGGAGATTGCTTTGCAGGAAAAGGCAGAGAAAGAAGCCGAGAGGGAAGAACAGTTTCAGAAGCTGCTTCGTGAAAATACTATTACAAAGTTTGAGAAAAATTTCCTTGCACTTGGATATCCTGCGGATCTGGCTGCAAAGGCAGCGACAGCACAGTGTGATAACGACACGGATGAGCTTTTCAGCATTCAGCAGACTTTTATCGAGGCAAAGGAAAAAGCAATGAAAGCCGACTGGATGAAGTCTATGCCGAAACCACCGGCGGGAAATGATGACTGCCCGGTATCAAAGGAGCAGTTTAGAAAGATGAAGTATTCCGAGCGTGTTGCTTTCAAGCAGAAGTACCCGGAAATGTACAAGGAATATGTAAAATAATTGCATGAGATTATGGAGGTAAAAGATTATGCCAATGACGAAATTAGCAAATTTAGTAGATCCTGAAGTTATGGCAGATATGGTGTCAGCCACTCTGCCAAAGAAGATTAAGTTTACACCGATTGCCCATATTGATACAACTTTAGTTGGTCAGCCGGGTGATACGATTACGGTACCAAAGTATGCATACATTGGAGATGCCGAAGATGTTGCCGAGGGGGTTGCTATGGGAACCACAGTTCTGACAGCATCTACCACAAAGGCAACGGTAAAGAAAGCCGGTAAAGGTGTGGAGATTACAGATGAGTCTGTACTTTCCGGTTATGGAGATCCGTTAGGTAATGCAACGGATCAGCTTGCAAAGTCACTTGCAGCAAAAATGGATAATGATGGTTATGCTGCCCTGTGTACAGCTACTCTGGTGTATGATGGCACCGAGAAAGTGATTGCTTACAATGGAATTGTGGATGCGGATGCAAAGTTTGGTGATGAGTCTGACGATGCACTGGAGAAGATTCTCTTCATCCATCCGGATCAGGAAGCAACTCTTCGTAAGGATGCAGACTTTATGGACAAGAACAAATATCCGCTGGATGTGGTTATGAACGGAACCATTGGAAAGATCGCCGGATGCCAGGTTGTGAAGTCTAAGAAAGTGAAGGTAGTGAAGTACGAGAAGGACAATGAGTCAGGTACGGTCACGATCGTAAAGGATGAAACTGCAGAGACAGAAACCAACAAGCATCTGGGCACCATTGCAGCAAATTGTATTGATAAGCTGGCAGTTGGTGATAAGGTCAAAGCAGTTGATACGGAATTTTATGCCTGCCCGATTGTAGTTGTGGATACGGAAGATCCAAACGAAGATCCGGATGCCGATGGTGTAGATGTCAGCGAAGCAGCTCTGACATATTACATGAAGCGTGACATTATCATCGAGAATGATCGAGATATTCTGGCAAAGACAACGGTTATCACTGCTGACGAGCATTACACTGCGGTGCTTTCGAATGAATCCAAGGTGGTTCTTGCAAAATTCAAGGCGTGAGTGGAGGTAGATTATGGGAATGTTGCTTCGGAGATATCATAAAGGGGATGGCAAGAAACCATCCTCTGATGCTGTGGAATCCGGCGAGGATACAGTTTCCGTTGACCAGGAAACAGGAGCCAGAAAGAAGCCGGGTAAAAAGCCAAAGGCTGCCACAGAGGAAAAGGAGTAGGTTATGGCCGATGAAGAGAAGAGTGTTCTGACAGAGGAAACGCTGATCAATGAGATTCTGTCGGAATTGAAAATTGAATTGGAAGTAGAATCTGAGCAAGATATTCTTCTCTTGCAGTCAAAGATCAAGGGGGCTGTGCGGGAGGTTAAGCAGAAACGAAATTATGCAGGACGCTACACGGAGGAATATGTGGTCAACGATCTGCAGAATTACTTTTCCAATATCAAAAATCTTGCCATGTACGATTATGGTATGATTGGCGGCGAGTTCCAGAAGTCCAATTCGGATAATGGAATTTCCGTTAGCTGGGAAAGCAGAGACAGTGTCTTTGCGGGTATTGTGCCGATTGCACAGGTCTATTAGAAAATTAAGTGGTACGCTTGGCGATTCCTTAGAATCTCTCCTTATGTCAAGCAGGGCGGTATCTATGTGGAGGCTGGGAGCGATACCAATTATGGGGAGAGATGTTTATGCGAAAGCAGTTAAAGAGAAATAAGCGCAAAATGTATTATGCGCTGTATGATAAGCAGATGCCGGTAGGCGATGACGTGCTGGAGTGTAAAGCCGGATACAAGAAGCCAGTGGCATTCCGGGCAAGCCTTAGTACGGGACAGAGCAATGCACAGGAGAATCCATTTGGAACATCGGTGGATTATGATCGCATTATCTGTAGTACAGATATGGGGTTGCCGATCACGGAAACAACGCTTTTATGGATTGGAAAGGAGCCGTTGTATCTTGATGATGGTTCTGTTGATCCGTCCAGTGCAAATTATAAGGTGGCGGCACATCCGTTGGATGGAATGCAAAGCCTGCGCATTGCTGTGAAGCTGATTGCACAGAGTGTTGTGGAAGATAGGGAACAGGAAACAGATAACACTACAGAAGAGCCGGAGCAGGATACGGGTAGTGATTTAGAGGATTGGTAAAGGAGAGATTGAGTTATGCCAAATGGTACATTCTTAGATTTATGTAAGGATATTGTTGTTAAGTATTTTAATGAACACCATGATAAGACAGATGCCAAAGGAACAGAGATTACAAAAGATGATGTCTTTGTAGTTTGGAGTTGCAAGACTTTACAGAACAATAAGGCACTTGTCAGCACAACAGTTTCTGACGGTATGTATTATGAGATTACTCATAATGGAGATAAAAACGAAACATATGTAGATGCCTACAAGAAATGGGAAAATTTTTGTGTAAAGTAAAGGAGAGAGCGAAAATGAAGAAGTATATTGGTACAAAGATGATTGAAGCAAAACCTATGAACAGGGGGGATTACAATACATACCGTGGCTGGAATATTCCAAAGGATGAAAATCCGGCGGATGAGGGGTATTTGGTAATGTATTCCGATGGATATGAGAGTTGGTCACCGAAAAAGCAGTTTGAGGAAGCATACAGAGATTGCATGGGCATGACATTTGGTATCGCTTTGGAGCTTTTGAAGAAAGGGTGTAAGGTTGCTCGTGAGGGATGGAATGGGAAAGAACAGTACATTCAGTTAGCAACAAGCATTTCTTATAAGTCCGCAGATGACGAGATTGTAAATTGTGAGCATGAAGCAATCGGAAATAAGGCTATTGCCTTTGTTGGGACATCTGGCCTGCAGATGGGATGGCTTGCATCACAGGCTGATATGCTTGCTGAGGATTGGGTTGTTGTAGAATAATGTTCCAATGTAGCTCCTTTTATCGTATAATAGCGATGAAAGGAGTGTGATGTTATGGGGAAAAAGAATTATAAAAATATGAATTTCAACAATAAAGATGATTATTTGTATGCTTTATACGGCTTGATTGAGTATATCTATCCTCTGTTGGAAAAATATATTCGATATAATGGCCAGTTAGGCTTGTATTTAGAAGAAATAATTAAACAAAATAAGCAATATATTGATTTTGATATTTGTGAAGAATGGAAAGACAAAATACAAAATGTATCACATTGCTTACTAAAAGGTTTTGTGGATGAAGCAAGCACAGGGTTTTCTTATATTATGTTTAGAAAACTAATGAATAAAACTAAATACAAGTTATCAGATATACCTAGGGATGTTGATGAAGATTTAAAAGAGTTAAGAGATGTAAGAAATTGGACATTTCATTTGGCTCAAAGTGATTTTGTGGCATCTAAGGAAGTGTTTGACAAAAGTATTTCCCCTGAGTTTAAAAAATATATTGTTCATCAATTTAATCCTATAAAGATAAGCAAATATCGTGTTGCAGAAACAATAATGATGGCAAGTTTTCATGACCATACTGCTCACAGAATTGAGGTATATGAGAAAGTATTTGATTTAATGAAAAATGATTTTGAAATTCTTTTAGGCGAGAAAATACAAATTGCAGAATGCATGAATGATATATATTATTTTTTGGACGATAATTTTGCAACAGCACAGTTATCTATGGCAATGCAAAAGAAAAAATATGATGGCAGTGATGAACAATATGAAAAAATTACAGGCAGGAAAAAGAATAAGTTGTAAAGAAATAATATTGTTAAAGTAGGTAGGATTATGTCAAAACAAATAAATTTTACCTACGACAGCCTATCGTCCATTGACGCTGCCATAAAACAAATGCAGGCATACCAGGAACAGCTTACACATAAATGCCGTATTCTTGTCAAGCGTGTGGCGGAGATTGGTGTGGAGATTGCTAGAGTGAACATTGCGGACTTTGATGCAATCTACAGCGGTGAGCTGTTATCAAGCATTCGGGCAGAGTATAGTGGCTCTGTGCCGGATGGTGCAAGTTGGCTTGTGATCACGGATTGTCCGTGGGCGGCATATGTGGAGTTTGGTACAGGCGTCGTAGGGCAGGAATCCCCGCATCCGGATACTTCCATTGTGGGGTGGAAATATGATGTGAATCAGCATGGCGATATGGGTTGGTATTATTTTAAGGATGGCGAATGGCATTGGACAAAGGGAATGCCAAGCCGTCCTTTTTTGTACCAGACCGGTATGGATCTGCGGGAAAGAATAGAGGAGATAGCGAGGGAGGTGTTTGCCGGTGCTTAGCGTATGGAACAAGGTTAATAAGCGTATGATGCAGAGGCTGAAAACAGATCCGGATGCACCGTATCGGAAGTTGTATCTGACTTCTACGGATTCATCCAGTGCACCGACACAGTTTCCGTGTTTGTATATCAAATCGCTTGGAGAACCCACAGCAGGCAGAGACTTCCAGAATACGCAGTGCTACATCACATCCACGATCGAGTTACATGCGTATTCGGCAGCATCGCCAAATGGATCGCAGACAGAAGCGAGAAAGATCATGGATGCGGCAGGAAATGTGATGCTTAGCATGGGGTATGATCTGATTGCTGGTCCGTACCCAGATAACCGGGAGTATTTCCGGATCATTGCAAGATTTCGCAGGATTGTAGGGGACGGCGATGAGTTGTAAAAAATAAATATGGAATAAGAAGATCATTGATCTTTTTATGATAGAAACAGTAAATGAAAGGACTCCGAGATTTCGGGGTTCTTTTTGTTTTCCAAAAAGGAGGAAAAGCAGATGGATTTATCTACGATAGGAGTGAAATTTGGATGGGCTGTTGAGGAGACAGCTGGAACCAAGCCAAAGGCATTTACTTGGATCAAGCGATGCAGCAAGATTGCCGGGATCAATGTCACTAAAGATAAGATCGATGTATCCTGTTTTGAGGATAAGATCAAACAGTACATTGCTGGTGTTGGTGATACTGGTGGAGACTGGAATCTTAACTTCAACGGGTCGACAGATTTTGTTACGGCTTGGGATGCATTATTAGATGCATCTTTGGAAGGTAAGGCGGCAGGAAAAGCTACATGGGCAGACATTTATATCCCCGGCTTTGGTTCATATTTTCTTAAGTTTGAACCGGGAGAGATTCCTATGCCGGATTTAGAACCTGGTAGTAAATTGGATATCCAGATTTCCAATGTCATCAATGAGTACGATGGACTTGGAGAATCTATTGAGCCAGTGGCAGCCTAAGCAGTTGCTAGAGCAACATGATATTTTTTTGAGGGGGACAAATCAGTGTCCCCTTTCATGAGAAAGAAAAGGAGAGATTTGATATGAACATTACAGTGAATGGTAAAGAGTATATTTTGGAATATACATTTGAAGCAGCAGAGTGTCATGAGTGTATTGATGCAGCAATGGATATTTTTGGCGGTATGATGACGGCAAAGATTGACAGTAAACATTCGGAAGAGATGCAGGTGAGGGATTTTCTGATGAGTCTTTCAGATCTACCAAGAATGGCAATGGACATGTTTTATGCTGGTTTACTGGAAAATCACGGAACGGGCCCAGATGGAGACGGAACAATTACAAGTCGTGCAGATGCGAGATGTTTGTATAAACAGTTTTGCAAGGAAAATCCTGAAGATGAAAGAGCAACATCTTACTATGCTCTTTGTACTTCTATTGCAGAGCAGATGGAGAAAGATGGTTTTTTCAAGCGAACCGGAATGGAAGACATTCTGGAGAACATGGAGAGTCTGGTCAAGAGCAAACAGAAGAAACAGCCGAAGAAACCGATGGATCATCAGCGGAAGAAGCCAACCAAAGCGCAGAAAGCAGCAATGGAAGCGAGAGCGGAGGGCAAAGAAAACGATTTTCAGAGCTGATTTGGGAAGAATTTCTGCCAAAAGCTTTGCTGTATGGCTGTCCGTATGACCTGTTTTGGCACCTGAATCCTACCAAGCTGACGGCATTTCGTAAAGCATACGAAGAGAGATTGCAGCAGAAGGAAGATGCAATGTGGCGAAATGGTCTGTACACAATGCGTGCCATCAATGCTTGCTTTGGAGGGAAATACCCTGAGAAACCGCTTTTTGAAGTTGGAGAAAGCAAGGAATTCTCCGAACGACAAGAGCATGATGGTTATACTGAACAAGAAATTAAAGAAGCTAGAGAAGCTTTGGTCATGCAATTACAAATCATGGAAGGACAGCAGCGGAGAGCAAAGCGTAAAAAAGAGTTATTTGAGCATTAAGTGGAGAGCAGCCCAATATGGGTTGCTCTCTTTTCTTTTACCGTAGGAGGTGCAGAATGGCAGCAATAGATAGTTTGAACATTAAGGTAGATGCGTCTGCTCGAAGTGCCAACGAACAGTTGGATAAGCTTGTAAAGAAGATGATGGAGTTACGCCGTACATTGGGCGGTCTTAATGCCAATGAACTTAACGCATTTGCGAGCGGTATGAGCCATTTTACCAAAGCAGCACAGGCATTGAGTGGCGTGAAAACTTCTGATTTTACGAAACTTGCAAAAGGCTTGGATAAGTTAGCAGATGCTAGAAAGTTGGAGAATACAGCACAATCTGTGGAAAAGTCAGCGGGCTCTTTGCAGGAATCTGTATCAATGGCACAAAAGGCACTGGGCTCCGGACTGAAATTTGATAGTAAGGGTATTCAGAATGTAAAGAAATCTGTCCAGTCCTTGGCAAATGAATTTTCTAGTGCAGGTACCGGTAATGCATTATCTAACAATTTGTCAGAAATTGAGAAAGAGGCAGATAAACTACGCAACAAACTGGATCAATTAAGTGAAAAAGAGCAGAAAGCGTTAGCAGTTGGAAATTCGTCACCAGAGAATAAAACATTCCGTAGTTTACAGTATGATATAGCTGCTTCTTTGAATAAATTATCAGAATTGGAACAGAAGATCTCACAGATGAAAACTCACAAGGTGCAGGATTTAGCATCCATTCCTATCATTCGCTCGGATGCTGGAAACGGATTTTCCGAAACAAAAGCTGTGGCCAAAACAATGCTAAATACGGGACGTGTGCCAAAAAGTGCTAAATATTCGGTAGATGCTTCGGCAGAGTCTTTGAAAGAGTCGCTAGAACAGGTGAATCGTGCAGAAAGTGCAGTACAAGGCTTTGCGGGAAAAATAGCAGAGGCGAAAGCTCAGCTTGCAAGTATTGAAAAAAGTGGGAAGAGTTTAGGAACTGATGAGTGGGATGAGGCATATATTGCATTACAGAAAGTAGTTAAAGAAGTCAAAGTATACAAAGCTGCCTTAAATGAGAGGGCAAATGGATTAGAGACAGATATTAAATCAACGGACAGCTTAGATGTAAAACTCCAAAAATTAAAAGTAGATCTCAAACAACTTAAAGCAGATGGTTTTGGATTTGGTGACAAGGCTTTTGATAATACTTACAAGGAAATCTTAAAGACCGATGGTGCTTTGAAAAAGTATAAGGCAGATTTGAAAGAATCTGTTGGAGGTGAACAGAGTCTTAGTACATTCGATAGAGTGAAACAGGGGTTTCATTCTATTTGGACAGAATCTCAACAGGCAGGAAATTCTGCATCTAGTTTTGGTAGTAAGTTGAGAAATCTTATGTCCTCATTGCGTGGAAATGCTGTGTCTGCGTTTGGAAGTCGTCTCAAAGCGTTGATCCCAATCTTTCATGGGACTACTAGCTCTACGGGAAATCTGATCAGCAAATTGGCTAAGCTGTATGTTGGATTCCGCTCTCTTCGAGGGATTGGTGAATTTTTGCGTGGTGCCGTAGAATCATCCATGGATTACATTGAAGAATTTAATTATTTTGATACCACAATGGGGAAGATTGCTTCTGAATGGGGCAAGGAATACAAGAAATATGGTTACCAAAATGCAGAGGAATACGGAGAATCCTTTAAAAATCGTTTGACGCAAACAATGGGGAAAATGACCGGGTTTCAGATTGAAAACGATGGAACTTTGTCTGATCTTGGAAAAAAGAATCTTGGACTGGATCCGACACAAATGACCAACTATGCTGCCAGTGTAGCGCAGGTGACAAATTCAGTTGGAATGACAGGAGAAGCATCTGTGGTAACATCCGAAGCTTTATCTATGCTTGCCGGAGATATGTCTTCCTTCAAAAATCTTGATATGGATACAGTTATGAATAACTTTTCATCGGGATTACTGGGGCAGTCTAGGGCATTGTATAAGTTTGGTATTGATACATCAAATGCAACATTAAAACAGTATGCCCTTGCAAATGGAATCAAAAAGAATGTTTCGGCTATGTCACAGTCGGAAAAAATGCAGCTTCGTATGATAGCTATTTTGGATCAATCCAAGGTATCATGGGGAGACCTTGCAAAAACCATTAATTCGCCATCAAATCAGTTACGCTTATTGAATAATAATTTTAGATCGTTATCGAGAACAATAGGTGCTATAGTGTTGCCTGCAGTGGCAAAGATACTGCCATATATCAATGGACTGGTTATTGCCATTCGCAGACTTTTTGAGTGGACAGCATCCATGCTTGGAGTCGATTTAAGTAAAGTGATTGGCTCTTCCGGGGGTGGCTATTCAGATGCTTTTGATGGACTGGAAGATTCTGCTGACGATGCTAAGGATGCCGTTGATGATACATCAGATTCTGTTAAGAAACTGTCCAAGCAGCTCATGGGATTTGACGAGCTTAATGTGATCAATACTAATTCTGATAAGACAAAAAAGGATGATGATAAGAATAGTAAGCCTATCGATCTTACCAGTCAATTGTCTAATGCTTTAGCTGATTACAAGACTGTTTGGGATAAGGCTTATAAAAATATGACTAATGATGCAGAAAAATTTGCCGATAAGTTGACTAAGTTATTTAAAAAAGCTTGGAAGTCGGGGAATGGTACAGACATTGGCTCTGCCATTGCTGGCTGGCTCAATAAGGGGATTTCATGGGTCAACGACAATGTGGACCAGTTTGCAAAAGGGGCGAAAAAGGTTGCCAAATTGCTTGCAACTGCTATCAATGGGTTTGTAGCTAAACTTGATTGGGCAGGACTTGGTAGTGCTATTGGAAAATCCATGAAAGCGGCAATTGAAGCAGAAACAACATTCTTTTCGACAGTAAATTGGTTGAATCTTGGCAAAGCTATTGCCACAACACTTAATGCTTGGATCGATACCGGTGTTATTCAATCGTATCTCAAGGGCACGGCCACCAAAATAAGAGCAGCTATTGAACTGGCTTTCGGAGCTATAAAAACATTTCATTTCAGTAGTCTTGGCACTGCCTTGGGACAGGGGATTAATGATGCGTTTGCTGTCATGAATAAAGTCAACAAAAAAACTGGATTAAATGGTTGGCAGGAGCTTGGTCAGACTATTTCTGGGGGGATTTCTGGAATCCTTACATCCATCTCAACGGCACTGAGTACTGTGAAGTGGGATAGTGTGGGGCAAGCAATTGCAACTGCAATTGGTTCTATTGATTTTAAAGGAATTGTGTGGAATCTTGGGGATGTTGCCATAAAAATATTAGGGGCACTTGCGGAAGCGATAAAAGGTGCTTTTGCACAATCTCCAGTCGAAACAGCAATTGTTACTGCGTTAGGTTTTATTAAGCTTTCAACGCTTACCACAAAATCAATGGAGAAGGCGGCAACTAAAATATTGAAAGTGCTTGGTATTTCCTTAGAAAAAGATGAGACAGCATTAACAGTATTAGGCGGCAAAATAAAAGGTGCTATAGAAATAGCATTAGGCAAAGTGAAGGACTTCGGAATGAATTATGTCAAGCCATTGGCGGGGAAAATAATGGGTAAAATTGCAACTGCAGTTGGAGCTGAAACAGCTACAGTGAGTGGAATCGCAAGTGCAATTGGAACTGGAATTACAACTGCCTTTGCACAAGTTCCAGCGCTTATGACAGGAAGTCTTTCTGGGCTAGCGACCGCAGGCGCAGCGGCAACAGCGGCAACAGTGGCAACAACGCTTGTAGCAGCAGTAGCGGCGGTTGGTATTGGTGCAAAGATTGGAAAATCCATCGGCGATGAACTTGTTTCTGAAGATATGAAACAATATCAGGTTGATTGGAAGTTTTCAGATTTTATTCATTTTACCGATGATGATTGGTCAGATTTCTGGTCAGCGTTTGCTGATTGGTGGGTAGATGTGCAGGATTGGTGGGGAAATAAGGCATTAGCGATTAAAACAACTTTTGGAGATTGGAAAAAGAGTATTTCCGGTTGGTGGAACGGTGTTAAGGCTTGGTGGGGTGATAAGTATGTGACTCTTAAAGCTGCCGTACAGGAAAAAGTAGATGGGGCGTTGGACAAGGTAAAAGGTGCTTGGAACGCTATTAAGGACAAAGTATCTACATTGACAGCAGATGCCAAGGAAAAGGCAGCAGGGGCATTAGCAGCACTTAAATCCAGTTGGACGGCCATTAAGGATAGCAAAGCTGTTAAGACACTTGCGCAGACAGGTAAGGATATCATTGATAAGGCGAAGAAGTCTTGGGATGCTATCAAATCTGGACAGGCAACAAAGACCTTGAAGGAGAAAGGTAAGAGCGCAATCGAAAAGGTGTCTAGGATTTGGAATAAAATCAAGGACAGAGAAGTAACCCAGACTCTCAAGCAGGAAGGTACGAAAGCATTTAATAAAGTCAAAAAAGCTTGGGATAGCTTGACTGATAAGAAAATTTCAGTCAGTCTCATTACGGATGCTGTGAAAAGTGGAATAAAATTGATCATTGATTGGATCAATAAGTATATTATCGGTGCGATCAATAAGATCAAGGTTTCGATTCCTAAGTGGGTTCCTAAAATTGGAGGTAAAGATTTTGGTTTTAACTTAAAAACGATAGCAATGCCTAAATTTGCCACGGGTGGATTCCCGGAGCAGGGCCAGTACTTTTTGGCACGAGAGAAAGGACCGGAGCTTGTAGGTACGATTGGAAATAAGACTGCTGTAGCCAACAACAATCAAATTGTACAATCCGTGTCAGATGGCGTATTTAATGCTCTTAATCCTGTGCTTACTCAAGTATGCAATGCTATCAACTCTATGGGTAATGGATCAAGTGGACAACCTTTGTATGTGGAGGGCGTATCAGATGGAGATATCGTGCGTATAACCACCAAGGCGAATACTGATTATAAAAATCGATTCGGAAAGCCGCTGTATATCTAGAAATATTTGCCATATTGTATCGCGGTGTGGTACAATATGGCAAAATCTATTTTACGGAGGGAGAAGTTATGATTTTAGGTGAAAATGGTGTGAGAAAATTAAAAATAGCAAGTATAATATGTCTTGCGTATCTATGTATGATTATTAATGTGCGGAGTGCATGCGCTGCAGAAAATAATGAATTAAAAGCATGTGTGGATGGTGAACTGTCACTATCGGTTAAATGTGTTGAAAGTGATGAGATCGATTTTCTTTGTGATGATTCAGTTACCTTTTCATATAGTGGATACTCATCAGTTTCTATAGGTGATTTGAAATATTATTCTAAAAGTTATGTCTTTAAGTTTGGTACAATGGGTGTTCATGAAATTACATTGTTAGTTAATGGCGAAACTACTATAAAGAGAGAAGTTCAGGTATATGAAAGACATAACTACATTGATGAAGTTATCAAACGACAGCCGACTTGTACGCAGAATGGGGAAAAGCAATTTACATGTGAAAATTGTGGAGCAACGAAAAAAGAGTTAATACCGGCAACGGGACATTCATATGGACCTGAAGTTGTATATGCTGCTACTTGTACAAAGGATGGCAAAATAGTAAAAAAATGTGAAGTATGTCAAAGAGAAGAATCCGAAAAGATAAAAAAATTAGGGCATGATTATCAAAAAAAGGTTGTTGCTAAAGAACCGACTTGTGTTACAAACGGATATAAATTAGTCTATTGTACCAGATGTGACGCTAAATCCAGTAAAAGGGAAATCATATATGCTGCGGGGCATCATACATATGCAGATGAGATGATGATCACGGATAAGCCGACATGCGAAGAATGTGGGTATAAATGTCTATATTGTGTAAAATGTGGATATAAAACTTCTGAAGAGGAGATACCAGCTTTAGGTCATCGTTATGGAAATTGGGTGTGCAAATCAAAGGCTACAATTTTTAATGAAGCATATTATCAAAGAACATGCAATGTATGTGGAAATGTAGATGATAAATATGGGAAAAAATTAAAATCGAGCGTTACATTGAAAAAAAGAAAAATAAAGATTAGAAGAGGGACACATGTAATAATAAAAATCAAAAAGAAACACAAGCAAGATAAAATCAGGTCTTGGGTTTCAACAAATAAAAAGGTTGTTAAGATAAGTAGGAAAAGCGGAAGAATAACGGCAATGAAAAAAGGAAAAGCCAAAGTTACTGTAACAATGAAAAGTGGATGCAAGGCAACCTGCATTGTTGTTGTGAAATAAGTTACATAGATTAGAAAATTTTTGAAGAGGAAAAGATGGTTGTAGAAAAGTTATTAAATGAAGTGTTTTAATAGCCAATATGACATTTTTATATTGTTTAGAATGTTTTTTGATACGACGATAATGAATGAGATACATAATAGGACTAAATGTCTGAATTCTAAAAATGACATTTAGAGAAAATAAAGAGAATTCAGTTATTGATTAATCATTACTGATGCTATATGGATAAATCAGAAAGTACTTATATTGGTAACGCTATATTGTATAGGGTATAATCATATAGTGTTATACTATATGTTTTTTTGATTTTAATTCTATAGAACAATATAGTGTCGAAAGAGATACATAATGGAGGAGATATAATGAAAGTAATCAGAGGAGGAATATATAAGGTTTCAAAGGCTTGGAAAAAATATAACGATGCTTTATTGGATCATAGACCGGTGATAGTGATACAATGTAATGAAGAGTTTGTATATGGCGTTTTGATGGGAGCATTGCCTAGAGAAGCAAAACATAAAAATGCTCTTTATTTTGAGTGCGAAGTTAGTGGAAAGAGATATATATCATTGTGCGCATGTGATACAGTACACAAGATACCTATTAGATATATAAAAGACAATTTGGGCTATATTTCCATACCAACATTGTGGGAGATTTGTGATAGAACGCAAGAGTATATTACATTTGAAAAGGAGATGGTAGAAGATTCTGATCTCAATGTTGACAGGGAAAAAAGTTATATTTTGCATGCCAAGATAGATGATTTAATAGAAGGAAAGGATCAGATTTTATATCAGATGGACGAGCTTAAGGACATAAATGTAAAAGAATTTAAAATTGTAAGAGATTATAAAGAATCAGATGAAAAGGAAAAAAAACCTATTTACAGGTTGAAAAACTTTATATGCATTATCATATCGGGGCTTGTTACGACTATAATTGTTAATATAATAAATATATACCTATACCACAATTATTTAGTGCATTTGTAGCATATGTAAGACATATTATTGCTGAAATATGGGCAATGTTATGCTGAAAAGATTTTCACACAATTCACATTTTAGTCATGTTATATTGTTATCAGAGATTTAAGGCACTCACCAAATGGTGGGTGTCTTTTTTGTGTGCAAAATAAGGAGGGTGGTTGAATCATGGCTTATTCCGCATCTAAGGGATTGCTTGCTTTGCCGATAGATTATAGCAAAAGTAGTGGCTATACCTATCAGAAGCTATCGTACAAATACATACAGCCTAATGGTGCGTTGACTATTACACCTAATCAGATGCAGGATCTTGATTCTTACGTAAATGGTGACGGCTATTTGAAGCGTAAGGTGTTGAAACACAGTCGTACAAAGATTGAGTGGAACACGCCATATTTGACTTATGAGGATAAATGTAAATTGATCTTGGCAATACGAAAGGGGTATAAGCAGGGGGATGGTGACTACTCTTCTCGAACTATTCGTGCAAGGTACTACAACGACTGGGAAGATGATTACTCCACGGGTAAGTTCTATATGCCTGATGTACAGTTTCAATATGGCGGGTTGTATCACGGAGCACCAATGTATTTGCCGATCCGTTTGGCGTTGATTGAGCATTAGGAGGATGATTGTAATGATTGAATTGACTGAACAGCAAAAAAGAGCGTTCTACTCGCAAGGGTATTTTAATCGATACAAAATGTATTTTCCGGATCTTGATTTAACGATCGATAATGAAACAATCCACACAGAATCTGTGAAGATTGAAGAGAGTATTTGCAGTAATGAAGATTTAACGCTTGGTGGCTGCATTGCATCTTCGTGCGAATTTGAGGTGTCAGAGATCTTGCAGAATGATCTTAGTGGTATGGAGTTTATGTCTACGTTGGAGACAGTGGACGAAGAAGGCAATGCTGTGGCAGAGATCCCAATGGGAAAGTATCGTGTTTATTCTGTAGGAATGGTGGACGATAGGGACTATAAGAGAGTTGTGGCATATGATGCGATGCACAATGCTTCTGCTAGTATATCTGATTGGTATGAGGGATTATTTCCGGTGATCTCATCGAACGCGGTCACCAAGACCGATGATAATGGCACCGAGATCACGGTAATAGTGAAAAACTATGGGACGACCACGCTTAAAGCAATGCGCGAATCATTGTTGCAGCACTTAGGGATCCCGTATGAAGAGCAGTCATTAATCAACGATGACATGATCATCAGCAAAAGTCTGCAGCCATCGGGAGACAATTGCACCGGATTAATGATGCTCAAGTGGATGTGCGAGATCCACGGTGGTTTTGGCCGAATGAATCGTAATGGCAGATTTGAGGTAACGACCTTGCAATCTTCCGGACTGTACCCGGATGAAGATCGGTACCCGGATGTAGACCTGTATCCGGAGAATGGCAATACATCCTCGGTTGCGCTTGGTGTTTCGGACGAGGAACCGAGAGCAGAGTACATAACGGCAAAATTTGAGGAATACATGACAAAATACATTACCGGCATCAATGTACGTACAGAGGACGATGATGTTGGATGCACAGTCGGAACGACGGAAAATCCGTATATCATTTCCGGTAACGCTTTGCTATTTGGAAAGACGGCCGCAGAACTAAAACCAATAGCCGAGAATGTTCTGAACGTAATCAAGGATATTATTTACCGCCCAAACACAACGGAGTTGATCGGTCTGCCATATGTAGAGGTTGGAGATGTATATTCGGTCGAAAAAGAAGATGTGGTGGAGTCTTATGTACTAAGCCGCACACTGTCCGGCATTCAGTTATTAAGGGACACCTACGAGGCAAAAGGTAGTGAAACACGATCCAATAACGTGAGTGATTCGACTGAGTTGATCCGGACGAAAGCCAAGATCCTAAAGATTCAAAAGGATATTGATGGCGTGCGGATTGAGATGTCAGATCTGGAAGAGGAGACATCATCACAGTACGAGCAGACCAACGACACAATAGTGCTTAAGGTAACGGACAATGGCAATCTCGTACAAGTCAGCTTAGGATCTGACCCGGAAAAAGGTACAGAGTTTAAGGTGGGAGCCAACAATATCGAACTGTCGGCGGACGAGGTTATTGAACTGTTATCTGGTGGCACGATTAATTTGTCGGCCGGCGAGGGAATAACCATTGAGGCCCCGAATTTTCAGTTGAGCAAAGATATTATTAAGATACTGACTAAGAATTTCACGCTAGACGAAGAGGGCAACGTAACAGCGGCCAACATTACGATTACCGGTGGCAGTATCAAAATTGTATCAGACAGCAATGAGCCTTTGATCGAGATGCAATATGGCACTGGTGATAATATGGTTACGGCCGGATTGTCACCAGAAGGCGTGTATTATACTTCTGCAACGGACACATGGGAAGAACGCAGCACTAGTGGTCTGATGACAAAGTATCGCACACTGGTAAGCACGGAACACAAAAACGGCATGTGGCAATCAAAAATGATCAAGCAGCAAACATTTGGCGATGCGCAGGACTGGGAGACAATAGAAGAGTACCCTGCGGCAGAAATTGCTTACCATGCTGTAAGTGGCAAGGAGATAAATCGCTTTTACAGCGCGCAGGTGAGCAGTTATTTCGCTTCCACGGCACCATTTTTTGACGCTGTTGATCTATGGAAAATTGATACGATCAATTGGGTTATGGCGAATGGATTTACCATAAATGATGCCTATACATCATGCTTTAAGCTGGCAGACGGCGTGGTGCATCTTGCCATGGATGTGAGAGGTACGATTCCGGCCGGTAAATGGACAACGGTAGCTATGTTCCTGCCGGATGTATTTGCAGGATTCAACATTGCACCGGTAACGACGACCGCTAAGCAAACAGTCATGTATCCCATCTTGACTTCGCAGTCCGGAGCTGGAGCACAGGCGGTAGCACGGTTGACCTTGATCGGACCGGAGGTTGCCATAGAAATATATCAGTATGGGACAGCGGCAGCAGATTGGGCGCAGATAACGATGGACTACTGCGTTGAATTGAAGGAGGGTGATTAACGTGTACGAAAAAGTAACGCATGATCCGATCGGATGGAAAAACAAGCGTGTAGGGGGTACTAGCTTATCCGCGGAGAACCTCAACAAAATGGACGAGGACATCACCAAGATAGCAACGCAACTGGACAATGCCTACCAAGATTTATCGGGCAAGATCGAAGAAACGTCAATGCTGGTAGATACTATCAATGGGGAGGTGATCTAGTGGGAACCCTAAAAGAAAAGCTAAGCTATCTGTCGGAGACGAAAGAAGCAATTAAGCAGGCCCTTATCAAGCAACAGGTTACGGTGACGGATGAAGATACGTTTCGGAGCTATGCAGATAAGATAGCCGGAATAGAGGGTGGCGGCGGGGGCAGTAAGGTTATAAGTACAATGCCGGCAAGTAACGCTGGAAGAATCAATACTGACAATATGATCGAAATATGTTCAAGCGATGGTGCAAATTATTCGAGTGAGATCGAAATACAAAACATCACGGCTAACAGGTTTTTTGCAAACGCAGAGGAAGCACAGGGTTATGCGTTTGCAAACTCGATATACAGCGATGATAGGCAGCCATGGCGAGCTTTTGACGGAAACACATCGACATTGTGGTCGACTGAAAGCACGGACAACCAGGACGGAAAGTATTTAGGTTACAACTTCCACGATGTGGTGTATGAGGCAATAATCAGTTTGACGCTAAGCACGGATAACGCAGGAACACCTAAATTTAAGATACAAGGATGCGAGAGCGCTACCATAGATGAGAACTCAGTTTGGGAAGATGTATCTGACGTGGTGGAATTAGGTTCCTATGAATCTACGCAAACACGAACCTATAGTGTAACTAATGGAAAAGGATATTGCGCATTCCGTGTGCTGTTGCTTGCAGGTGGTAGGCAAAGCAGTACATATGGATGGGCGATATACGAAATGAGCATAAAAGGTAAAGAAATGGAGGGATAATATGCTGACTAATAACTTTTATCTTGCAGTAGCAGGGAGACTTGCAAATTATACAGAATTAAATAGGTATGACATGGTAAAGACAGATGGAAAGAAAGTGACAGATAAATCTTCCTACGTGGATACAGACAACTTCAATCCATATCAGTATGGAAACATGGCATATACAGCAGATAGAGATCAATTAACAGGCACAGGAAGTCCAGCAATAGGGATCATTATAGGTGATGGAACTACTCCGCCAACTGTTGATGACTATAAGCTGGAAAATCAAATAACAGATGGATTTGGCTGTGTCGCTTCATATCCGTCTGACATGAACCAAGTTTATAAGAGCCGGGGCATCATTATATGCGCCAGCATCACGAACAATCAAGCTGACGATCTAGTGATCAAAGAGATTGGATATATCAGATCACAAAGTACGTATTGGACATGCCTATATGACCGCACGGTACTGGAAGAACCGATCACAATTGCACCAAACGAAACGAAAACTATAGAATATAGGCTTAAAATGCCACAGCCGTAAGGCGGAAAGGAAGGTACATTATGGACAAATTACAAATCTATGCAACACAGTTAGGGCTGTCAACAATTACGGCAACCATTGCGTCAAAGTGTGGATTGCTTGGATGGATGCTAGTGGCGGTAGCTGCAGCAATGGTCATTGATTTTCTGGCCGGCATGGCCGCAAGTGCCAAGGAGGCAGTGGAACACCCGGATGATAAGTCATACGGATGGAGCAGCAGGAAAGGAATGATAGGGATCTTCAAGAAATTTGGTTACATACTTGTCATTTTGGCATCAATGATCGTAGATTTCCTGATCTATAAGCTGTCAGGAGTATTGTCGGTCACACTTCCGATGACCATGTTCTTCTCTACGTTGGTGACGGCGTGGTTTATCCTGAACGAATGCTTGAGCATCACGGAGAATGCCGGCCGGATGGGAGTAAAGGTGCCAGTATTTCTGACAAAAGTGATTGCTGTCCTGAAGGGAACAGTGGAACATGAAGGGAATATATTGAAGGAAGATACAGAAATGGAGGAAACAGACTATGAAGAAAGAACATGACGTTAGAATTGACAGAACGAAGCTGCACCCTTGGCTGGATTATAAATTGACGGTGCTGCTGAAAAAGTGTGCAAAAAAGAAAATATATTTGATCATCACAGAAGGATTTCGGACGAAGAAATATCAAGATCAGTTGTATGCTAAAGGACGTACAAAGCCGGGCAAGGTAGTAACGAACGCAAAAGGAAGCACATACTCTAGTCAGCATATGTGGGGCATTGCGTTTGATATTGCGATTCAGTACAAAAAGGATCTGTATGATATTAACACGATCAAGAAAGTAGCAAAAATTGCTAAAGGTATCGGACTTGGTTGGGGTGGAGATTGGAAATCCATTGTCGATACGCCACATTTCTACTTGCCAAAATGGGGTAGCACGGCAACGGAATTGAAAAGAACTTACAAAACACCGGAAATGTTCAAAAAATCATGGACAAAGAGGGTGGTAAGAGATAAAGGACTGCTGCTCTGGAAAGCCACAAGTAAATTGACCGGTAGCTATTTGCGAATTCCAAAGGGGGCAAAAGTTGAAGTTCTTTTTGTGAGTTCCAAATCTTGGTATGCTAAAGTACGATACAAGGGAAAAGTAGGTCACGTAAACAAAAAGTTTATAGAATAAACAAGGTTTATATGATAAAATAGGTTTGTTACCGCCTCCTAGATTGGTACGGGAGGGAGGTGAACTGCGTGGAATATATCATTTCTCTTATTGTCACTGTTGCGGCTGGTGTAATTTGCCATTACATCATCAAATGGTTGGACGGTGACAAATAGTCGGTAGCCAGCCTGTGGAATTAAGCCTTTCCACACCAAAAAATAGGAATAGAAAACCCCGGTGCTGGAACACCGGGGTTTTGTTTTGAAGTCGAACTGCATGGACTTCTCATTTCTCTTTGCCTATTGGCATTATAGCATATGCAAAATTCAAATACAATATACAAAAATTAGATATTGGTCAATTTTTCTGAATTTCCCCTATACTATTCTAATTATTCTATTCTTATCTATACTTAATCTATACTATACTAATCTAATCTACTTATGTGACCTAAAAGTAACCATTTGACAACCAATCTGTAACCAAAGATTCTAATTATGTATTTTGACGTATTTCATTTTTATTGTAAATACAGTATCTTTAGTGCCAGTAAGTGCTCTAGTCATTTCCTCCGGCTTTTCTATAGTCCCATATACAGTGATTATATCATTGGAAGGCAATTTAGGCGTTTTAGCTGCACGCTCGTCAAATATTACATACTCATTATCTGCATATATATCATATCCACTATAGGAATAGCATCTCAAAAATCCCTGCGTGAACAAACCATCTTCGGAAATTTGGTTTATTTGGCATTTGAGTTTGATTTTTTTGCCAACGTATTTGTTTGGATTGCGCATTACCTTTTTGTAGTTATATGTTTTACATGCATTTATGAATTTTGCCTTTTTTGCTTTAGCAGCTTTCTTTTCCTTAGCCTTAATCTGCTTCGGTGATAATGTTGGCTTAACCTTCGCTGCCTTTTTAGGCTTTGCCTTTTGCTTAGATTTTGCCTCTTGCTTGGGCTTTGAATTTGTCTTGCTTTTTTGTGAGTCTTTTTTGACTGCTGGTGTGTTAGTAACTTTGTTGGACACGGATGTACTATTTGTATTTTTAGTATCAGGATCTTTATCCGAATTACCGCATTGATATAGTAATGCACATACTAAGAAAAATATTATAATAGACCATAGGCATCCATGTTTCTTTTTCTTTGGGACATTATTGATATTTTGAACCCCGGCACTCTGAAATCCATTATTAGTTGGTTGAACCGGTGGAGTTTGTTGGATTTCTACCCTTATTCTGCAATTATCGCAATATGCGAAATCCTTGAATATGGGATTTCCGTTTATGTCAGTTCCACATGCTTCTTGACCAAAACGCATTTCTTGATTACATTTTTTACATTTCATTGTGATTCCTCCTTATTTTTGCAATCGTAACTCAATTAGTTTTTTTTCATAACCAGTTAAACGACTTAGTTGATTGATGGTATAATCTTTGTATTCGTATAGCATATCATCAGTAAGTAATAGATTCATAGCAAATGTGTTGGCTTCAATTTCCCTTTTGGAATTAAGTAACAGTGTTTGATTCCGGATGAAGTAGCAGTTTACTTTGCGATGCATGATAGCATGTCCAAGTTCGTGTGCCATAACAAGAGTTCTATCGTGATCTGATAAATCTTCGCTTAAGAATATGCATCTATGGTTTTTAAGGAACATATAGCATCCTTCAAATCCAAGTTTTCCTGTTTGAACAATTATTCCAAGAGCATCGGCTATTTCAAAGGGATTTGTTGTATCAAATTTTTTGATATAGTAGCTTACAAGTTTCTTTATATCCTTTTTCAATAAAATCACCCTAATCCTTTATTTCTTGTTTTTATTTGGATTGTACTTCTCCTTGTTTATTACTTTTAATTGTGTAAGCATAGATTCCAACTGTATCTTAAACAACTCTGCTGATTCAGGAGATAGTTCCTGACCATCGAAAGTTGCAGGACCATCCTCACCGGACTGTAATTTGTGCATAATGTTATCTAGGTCTTTGGCTATATCCTTTTTGTCTCTGGAATTGAGTTCGGTTGTATTGCCTGACAAACCTGATTCTAATGTTTTATGTTTTACAATTTCCTGTTTTAGATACTCATTTGCCAAAGGATCATCTTCTGAAGAATTTAACATTATTTTCATGACTGGGTTGTTTTCATATTCAGAATCACTCCACCCCATGATATAGGATGGGTTACAATTGAATATTTCTGCCATATTTGCGATAGTGGAGCGTTTTATATTTATAACTCTTCCATTTTCATATTTGGCTATTGCAGATTTTTGCAGACCGAGTAATTCTGCGAGTTGTTCCTGTGATAACCCTCTTTTAATACGTAGTTCTTTTATTCTTTGAGCCATTAAGTCATTGTTATCTTCTGACATTTTGAACACCTTCTTTCTTGTTGGAGTGTCTTAATTTTACTATATTATTTTACAAGTTGCAATATATTTATAAAAAAGTGTCTTAAAAATCGAAAAAAGTTGTTGACATATAAAAAAGGGTGTGCTAGTATTTAGGTGTCCTGAAAAGACACAACGGGAAGGAGGAATAAAGTTGAACAAGAATATGCTTGAGTCCGTAATGAAGCTTCATGGAGATACAGGTGGAATGTTGGCTGAGCACTTACACATTGCACGCAGTACATTTTCGGCTAAAATTAACGAGACAAATGGTGCAGAATTTACACAGAAAGAAATTCGCATTATTAAAGAAAAGTATGATTTATCAGCAAAGCAAATAGACAAAATTTTTTTTGACTAAAGGTGTCTTAAAAAGACACTATTGGAGAGGAGGACGATAATGAATGAGATAGAAACTGCTACTATAACTTCTATGGAAGTTGCAGAAATGACTGAAAAAACTCACTATAATTTGTTGAGAAGTATCGCATCTTATGAGAAACATTTTAGCCAACTCAATTTTGAATTGGCTGAATATTTTAAGTTATCTACATATTTAGACGAACAGGAAAAAGAGCGAAAATGCTATAACATTACCAAGAAAGGATGCGAGTTCATTGCTCATAAAATGACAGGAATTAAGGGGACGGAGTTCACTGTAAAGTATATTGAGCGTTTCCACGAAATGGAACAGGCAATCAGCCAGCAGGAAGTGGTAGAGCAGAAGCAGGAGAAAAAGAGCTTATCGCAGTGGACTCCAGAAGAAATTGTTGACTGGAAGCTGAATGATCTGCATAAAAGGTTACAGAAGATTGAGAAACTGGAAGAGGAAAAGCCAAAGATTGGACGCTTACAACGCTTAGTTCCCAAAAAGAAAACCTGGTACGATCGCAACAAATCAAGAATATGGTGCATCACACGCAGCAGGGATATGGAGCTGAAAGAACTGTATCATATCATTCTGGAGGAATGCGGTAGATATTACGATGTGGATGGTGCAGTAGACGAATATCGCAGAGAAAACGGAAGAACGATGGTATATCCTATGGATCTTGTTGAAGAGTACAAGGAATTGCAGGACATAGCGGATCAGGTATTGGATTACTTTGAGAGGTAGGTGACAAATGATCAAATTAGCAAATAGAGTAAAAAACTTTTTTCATAAGCACTTTGTGAAACATGAAGTCCATTGGGTTCCAAGCACCACGATTATATGCTTGAATTCAGGCGGGAGAAAGATATTGCAGATAACAAAGACATTTGCAGATGGAGAAGTAGTTCAGAGAAATTATCAAATAAAATGTTTGTTAAATGAAGGACTGCAAATAACGGCAGAAACGCTTGAGATGGAGAAAATGTTATTTGGTGAACCTACAAAGACAGAACAGTAATGAAAGGATATGGACATGCTTGATTTGTTTCGTAAAATACGATTTAAATTATCGAAGCGAATTTTCTCATTAAATACATCACTATTGGTGACATATGAATTCAAGGGAGAGAAAATTTTGCATATTTCACAATTTGGAAAAGATGGAATTCGTTGCGAAAAGAAATACCAAATCGAGCATCTGTTGGATGATAACTTGCAGGTTACGAAACAGACGCTCGAAATGGAAAAACAAATTTTTCAGAAACCTATTGTTCGTTAATAAGCGACCAATAAGATTCGCCACAATTAGGACATTTTGGCAAAGTTTGATTATCAGATTCAATAATCTCAATGTGTGGTTTTGTAGAGTTACACATTGTGCACATATATGTACCTTTCTTTACTTTGTCATATGTACCAAAATAAGCACTGTCAACAACCCGGATGGATCTGTTCGCATCAACCGGACTACAAAAGTGACCGGTAAGGGGCAGCAGTATTTTATCAATAAATTTTTAATCAAACAGGAAAGGAGGACGGTTATATGTTAATGGATGAAATGACATTAGAAGAGGCGTTGGAGTTACATGCTATTGGATTTGAGATTACTCTGAGAGCAGGACAAGTTGCAGAAATCAAGGAAAGAGAGGATTAGCCATGTTAAATGTGACAAGCGATAAGGGGATTTTTGATATTACAAAAAAGGAAATCACAATTCCATTGTCGGAGTACACGGATTTAATCGCAAAAGAGGCGATGTTGTCTCAAATAAGACATGCAGTCTCTAAGGAATCTGGAGACTACGGAACTATCGGCATTGTCAAAGCAATTTTGCAGATTGATGATCCAGAAGACAAAAAATAGGCCCATAGGTATTGCAGTACCGATGAGCCAAAAACAAAGGACTATAAAAGTCCATCACATACAAGTGCATTGTAGCACGGAAAAGGAGAGATTGCAAAGTGAAGATTTTATTGAAGAAGTTACATATGGAGAACTTCAAGAAAACGAAGGATCAGACGATTGACTTCGGCCATATAACTAAGATCAGCGGGCAGAATGCGGTTGGAAAAAGTACGGTGGCGGATGCGTTTATGTGGTGTTTGTTCAATAAGAACAGCTTAGGAGAAGCTAAGTTTCAGGTGCGCCCATTGGATGCCTTTGGTAACCCGATTGATCATGTGGATATTAAAGTTGTCGTAACGCTAGATGTTGATGGTAGAGAGTTCGAATTATCCAAGACACAGAAACAGAATTGGGTGAAAAAAAGGGGGACTTTAGAAGCAACATTGCAGGGCAATGACAATCTTTATGAAATTGATGGCGTTCCAAAGAAAGAAAAGGATTTCAAAACATTTGTGTCAGACATTATCAATGAAGATCTTTTTCAACTGCTGACGAATCCACAGGCTTTTGTAAGCAAGAAATGGAAAGAGCAGCGTGAAGAACTAATGAAGATGATACCGGGTGTAGATAACGATACAGTGATCGCATCCAACCCAGATGTGTTGTCGGAGTTAAATCTGGCGTTGTCGCTACACACTCCGGAAGATCTGCAGGCTAAAGCTAAAAAGGCATTATCAGAGTACAAGAAAAAGCAGACTGAGATTCCGGCAAGAGTTGATGAGGTCAGAAAGTCCATGACAGATATTGATGTGGCAGAATTGGAGTTGCAGCGTAACAGTTTGAAAGAGCGGATTGCTACTGTAGAAGAATCCGAGGCGAATATGACAGCACAATACGAGGCACACCAGAAAGCGACTGATGATCTGATGGATCTCAAATTTTCTCTTTCGGATGTGGAGCGCAAGGCAAATGAGAGGAATGTTGCAAAAAAGAATTCATTCAGCGATGAATTAGCGCAATATGAAAATGATATCACTTCTTGCAAACGCAGAATGGAAATATGTGATCAGAACATCAGAGATGCCGATGGAACGATTTCGGCTTATGAGAAAAAGCGTGCGGAAATGCACGAAAAGTGGATTGCGGAAAAGGAAAAGGTGTACTCTGACACATTGGCATTTGACGAAAAAGAAACGGTTTGTCCATTGTGTGGGCAAAGCTACCCGGCAGATAAAATTGCACAGATCAAGGCAGAATTTGAAGAGAAAAAGGTTGCATTGAAAGCAAATTGGGAAAAGGAACACACCGATGCATTGGAACGCATTGTAGCAGACGGAAATCGTTATAAAGATTTAATTTCCCGAACGCAGGAAAAAATTGTGGATCTGCGCACCAATCAGGAAAAGATCAAAGTCAATTTGCAAAGTGCAGAAACAGAACGAGACCGAGTGATAAAACTGCTTAAATCTTTACCAGACAAGGTTGATTGCTCAGCAAATGCAGAGTATCAGAAACTGCAGGAACAGATAACACTAAAGGAAGAGTATTTATCTAAAATGAACAGCGGTGCCGAGATTAGACAGCAGTTGAAAATCAAAAAGAATGGTTTGATGGATGAACTAGCTATCGTGGAAAAGCAGATCGCATCAGCAGATAATTCTGCCAAAGAGGAACGCATCGAAGAGTTAGAGGCAGAAATGCGTGAGATTGCTCAAAGTGTGGCAGATGAAGAAAAAATGCTCTATCTGCTGGAGAAGTTCATGAAAGCCAAAATGATGATCCTGTCAAAAATGGTTAATGAGAAATTTGGCATTGTGAATTGGAAGTTGTTTGACAAGCAGGTCAATGGTGCTGTGGTAGAGTGTTGCGAGTGTATGGTCAATGGTGTCCCGTATTCTGCCCTTAATACCGGGCATCGTATTGTAGCTGGATTGGATATTATCCATGCATTGTCTGTTATGCATGATGTGACCGCACCAATTTTTGTGGATAATGCCGAGGCCGTGAATGATTATAACATTCCAGAGATGGAGGGGCAGCTTGTATTGCTGCAGGTGACTGATGACAAAGAATTAAAAGTGGAAAGAGAGGACATGCGGAATGATTAAAGTAACTATTGAAGCGGATGGAGAGGAAAAGAAGATTTTAACAGGAGAAATGCTTAATATGGCAGTATTGGGAGAAGATGGATGTAAAATTGCGATGGTAAGTCAGCCTGCAAAACGAGGAATTAGTTCTAATAATTTTATTCAATCATTGCAGAAGTTAGTGCAATGCTCCATTAAGTCTTTTGCACAGGGGGACAAAACAATGGAGTCCATACTTAAAGTGTGCTTTGCAGAAGCGATGATAGAACGTCCTGATGGTATGAAAGACACTAAGGAAGAGGAGCAGGGCAGTAAAAAGGATGTAGAACATCGTGGACTTGATGTTCTGTTCGAAATTTTGAGAAAGGTGGTTGAAGACTGATGGCGGCAGAGATTGTGGAAAAGAAAGAAACAAAGGTAGCAGTAAAGCATGACACAGAACTTAGCAAAGGGATTTGGGGAAGTTCCGATAACTGGCTAATGGCTGGGCAGATGGCGAAAGCTCTTTCCTGCAGTACGATCGTACCAAAGGATTATCAGGGAAATGAAGCAAATGCATTGGTTGCCATCGACATTGCCAATAGATTACAGACCAGTCCATTGATGGTTATGCAGAACTTGTATGTGATCCAGGGCAGACCGAGCTGGTCGGCGCAGTTCCTGATTGCATCTGTAAATGGAAGTGGCAAGTATGACATGGAATTGCAATATGACGAAAAGAATGACAAAAACGGAAAGCCGTATTCCTGTCAGTGTTGGACGATGAAAGATGGAAGGAAAGTAACTGGTCCGGTCATTGATATGGAAATGGCAAAGGCAGAAGGATGGACTACAAAGAGCATGAGTAAATGGAAGACTATGCCGCAGATCATGCTTCGATACAGAGCTGCTTCATTCTTTGCCCGTATGAATTGTCCAGAACTTACGCTTGGTTTCTACACACAGGAAGAGGTCATTGACGGAGATTTTAAGGAATATCCGGTGGAAGAGATGCGGCAGAGTGTGGAAGATGAGATAAGGGCAAATGCCAATACAGAGGATTTTGAGGAGGTTGTTCCGAAGCAGGAAGAAGACACTGCTGTAACTGAGACTATAGAGGAAGAAGTTCCGGATTTTATGAAAGGTTAGGATGCTCATATGAAACTGAAGTGTTTGGGTAGCGGTAGCAGCGGAAACGGTTATCTGCTTATTGCTAGCAATGGAGAAACGCTGATCATAGATCCGGGGATACCAATCAAGGAAATTAAGAAAGCCTTGAACTGGAATGTTTCGTGTGTGGTGGGTGCTGTGTGCACTCATCATCATACGGATCATGCGAAATCTGTTAAGGATCTGGAGCAGATGGGAATCCCGGTGCTTAAGCCATATGAGAGCTCAAAAAAGATAAGCGTTGATGGTGCAGGATGGACGATACAATATTTTGAATTGACGGATAAGAATAGAAGATTTATGCACACAAACACCGATGGATCGGAGTGTCCTTGCTATGGATTTCTGATTTCACATCCGGAGATGGGACGATTGCTATATATCACAGATACGGAGTTGATCAAGTGGCGCTTTTATGATGTTCATCAGATATTGGTGGAAGCAAATTATTCCAAAAAGATCATACAAGAAGATGATCCGAACTATGAGCATGTATGCCGGGGACACATGGAGCTAGAAACAACATTGGAGTTTCTAAAGGTAAACAAAAGCATGGATCTTCGGAATGTAGTACTGTTGCATCTGAGCGATGATAATTCCGATGCAGAGTTGTTTGCCGCCAGAGCAAAGGAAGTTGTAGGAATGGCAGATGTTTATGTTGCTGATGAGGGAATGGAAGTCGAGTTGAATAAGGATCCGTTTTAGGAAAGGAGCATAAATGAACAAAGTAATTTTAATGGGGCGTCTGACCCGTGATCCAGAGATTAGATATGCCAACAATGAGAATAACATATGCATTGCTAACTATACCTTGGCTGTTGACCGCAGGTTCAAGCGTCAGGGTGACGAGCAGACAGCAGATTTTATTCAATGCGTTGCAATGGGTAAAGGTGGAGAGTTTGCGGAGAAGTATCTGCATCAGGGAACCAAGATTGTAGTGGAAGGTCGTATTCAGACCGGAAGCTATACGAATAAGGATGGCCAGAAGATTTTCACTACAGAGGTGTGGGTGGAATCTCAGGAGTTTGCGGAGAGTAAGGCAGCGTCTGCGCAGAATGGTAATCAAAATGCGTCTGCGCCAACAAGACCAAATGTGGCACAGAATGATAGCGATGGATTTATGAACATTCCAGATGCCATTGAAGAGGAGTTGCCATTTGCAACCAATTAATGACCGAAATGTCATAAAACTAGGAATCGAATCAGAGCGCTTTGAGATAGTAACAGTTGACACAGCATATGACAAGAAAGGAAAGAGAATATGGAAATCAGTTTACAAGAGTTAGCTGGCGGTGCTTTACAGGAGAAAGTAAATCAGGCGTTTGAAAAGGTTATGCAAAATATGCAGGATCCAAACACGCCGTGGAAAAACAAAAGAAAAATCACCGTTGGGATAACATTTGCACAGAATGAGGATCGCACTGACTGCACCTGTGATATTTCGGTGGATACAAAACTTGCAGCGGTTAAGCCGGTGAGCACCAAATTTTGTACGCAGAAAGATTTGGCAACTGGTGAGATTTATGCCCAGGAATATGGACCGGGAATCAGAGGACAGATGTCTTTCGAAGATGTGGATCAAAACATGGTAGAGATTAATGGAAACATGGTTGATACAGAAACGGGAGAAATCAAAGAAGACGGTGTAATTGATCTTAGAGGAGCAAAGCAGGCATAAAGAAAGAAGGTAGGTAAAAATGATTAAAGAAGCATTACAGTATGTCGTTGGTTTAAGCGAAACCAACATAATAGATATTGATGGGAAAAAGTATGCGGACAAGCCGTTGATTCGCATGGACTACGCCCCAAAGGCTAAGGCGATTAAGATGACCACTCTTAGAAGTTTAGTCGATTATATCAAGTCAAAAGCTGATACTATGAGTGATCAGATGATAGTCCATGTAGTGAGTCCTACGCAGGTTAATTTGTTTTCAAATTTGGATTCTGATCGGATTCGCGAGTGTATGGTAGAGGATCATGCGGAACTTCCAGAGTTTCCGTTTAACAAATTTGTTGACCATGAAGATTTTATCATTGGTGTGCAGGCAAAGTTTATTCCGAATAATGATTCTGATTTGCTTTTGAAGTTTGCTGGAACAGTAGAGGGTGGAACGATTGCTGACTATGGAGATGACGGAGTATCGCAGAAAGCTACAGTTAAGACAGGACTTGCATCCAAGAGTGACGCAATAATTCCAAGTCCGGTTACTTTAAAGCCATATCGAACTTTTACAGAGGTAGAACAGCCTGAAAGCCAGTTCGTTTTTCGCATGAAGGAAGACAAATATGATGGAGTACAGTGTGCGTTATTCGAAGCAGATGGTGGAGCATGGAAATTGCATGCAATGGAATCCATCCAAGAATATCTTGAGGAGCAGTTAAAGGGTGTCGATGGTTTCACAATCATTTCGTAGGCTTACATTGTTCACAGAAAAAGGGGCAGGCTTCTGCCTGCTCCGGTATGATGAAAGGAGAAGCAATGATCATATTGGAAGATATGGGGCAGAAAGAGGAAAAACACACAGTTAAAAATCAATGGTTTTATGAGAACGGTATTGATGTGGTGCGTGTACCGCTGCCGGTGGGAGATTATGTTATAGCAAATGACAAGGCTATAAATGTTTTGGAGCGCAAGGAACAACGCAATATTAAGCCAAAAAAAATGGACTTCTTGGGTACATATTCTGCGGCTGTGGACACGAAAGAGAACATAGGTGAGATTGTTAATAATATATGCGGCAAGTCGCATGATCGATTTCGTGATGAATGTATTTTGGCTCAAAATAACGATGTGCAGCTATATATATTAGTAGAAAACGAAGATGGAGTAGCTTGTATTGGAGATTTATACCGTTGGCAGAATCCGAGATTGTACAGATACAATAAAATTAAATATATGCATGGTCTTGGAAAATGGCAGCACATTAAATTGCCAAAGAGACCTCCGACAAAGGGAGAGACACTCGCAAAGGCGATGCTTACAATGGAACAAGAATATGGTGTGCATTTTCTTTTTTGCCATCCAAATGAGGCAGGAGCAAAGGTAGTTGAATTGTTGGAGGGTGGTTGTGATGATGACAGAAGAACAAAAGCTGTTGGTTGAAAATAACCATAACCTGATTTATTTTATGATCCACAAAATGAATGAATCAGTAGAAGAATATTATGATCTGGCTGCGATTGCACTTTGCAAGGCTGCTATAAGTTATCAATCAGATAACGGATCTTTCTCAAATTATGCCTGCAGATGCATCAGAAACGAAATTCTATTGGATCACAGGGCAAGAATGATGCCCAAGCGTTGGATGAATGAATATTTGATCAGTTATGATGCCCCGTCGGTTGTTCAAAATGAAGATGGGGAAGAAAGCATTCTTCTTGATCAGCTTAAGTCTTTTGAATCTGTGGAAAACGAGGCGTTAAGCAGAATTATGTATTTGGAAGTCGTGGCAGAATTAGGGAAGACAGACAGCAAGGTACTGAAATTTTTTGAAATGGGTCTTAAGCAACGGGAAATCGCTGAAATAATGGGAGTGACTCAGGCAAATGTTTCCAGAGTGAAAAGACGTGTGGAAAAGATGTTATGTTGTGATTGATTGGAGGGACTTTATGGCAAAGCAGCAGTTGATAAACCGGGCAAAATATAAAGATATTAAAAGATATGATCATAATCAGATGGAGCGGTTCGCGCGATCACTGTATGAGAGTGGTTTCAAGGATGGAGCAGTACAGGCAACGGCAACGGAAAAATCCAATACGAGACAGATGGATTTTAACATGTTAAACGAGAGACTTCTTACCATTAAGGGGATAGGAATTGTCAAGGCGGAACAGATTGTAAAGGTCGTGAAAGGGGCGCTGGAAAGTGAGTAGCCGAAGAGCGGCAATGCGCCGTGAAAGAAAGCAGCGAGCAAAAATTGGGAAGAATAAGTCGTCCACTGGCGTAATGCTAAGAGCTGCGGAGCAGGGCAAATTGGACGGTAGAACCATTGCTTTCTGCGTAGCAGCTAATTTGTTGTATGATTTGCACGGATTCCGCAGGCGGCGAATATACAACTTTTTGGAAAAGTGCAATAAGGAAGCCGCAAGATTTGATGATTCTGGATTGCAATTTGTTCTAAAAGTATATGCAGATAGAATTGTTGAAAAATTTAATGATCTGCTTCTGATGGAACACCCTGCGGATGTGGTGGAGCATATCTATTGCAATCAAAGAGATGATTTTTTTATTTCATCGCTGGCACTAATGTTTACTGTCCTAAACGGGGAATATGGCATGGCGTTTAATCAGAAGAAAACAGGAAGGTTGGATGTCATGCTGGAGTACTGTGCAAATGAATACTTGAAATTGCAACTGGATCCGGATGGGCATGATGTGGCATGGTATGTGCAACAGACGAGGGAAAAAACAGGGATTATTATTTGAAAATAAGAAAGGAGTCGGAACTCTGGCCAGAGTGAAGATGCATCGGTTCCTTTCGAAAAGAGATATGATTAATGGAGAATTAATAGTTGATAATTTTGCCGGTGGAGGTGGAGCCAGCACTGGCATAGAGTTGGCAACCGGAAAGAGTGTTGATATAGCTATCAACCATGATCCGGAAGCTATTCGGATGCATAAAGCAAACCATCCAAATACAAAACACTACTGTGAGGATGTATGGCAGGTAGATCCGATAAAGGCGTGCAAAGGGCATCCGGTCGGACTTGCTTGGTTCTCGCCAGACTGTAAACATTTTAGCAAGGCAAAAGGCGGAAAGCCAAAGGATAAATTTATCCGCGGTCTTGCTTGGGTAGCCTGCAGATGGGCGGGACTTGTCCGACCAAGGGTGATTATGCTGGAGAACGTCGAGGAATTTAAGACGTGGGGACCACTAAACAGAGGACATCATCCGATTAAAGCGAAGCAAGGGAAAACTTTTGGAAAGTTTGTGCAGCAGCTTCAGAATTTGGGGTATGAGGTACAATTTCGGGAGCTTGTGGCAGCAGATTATGGCGCACCAACAATGCGCAAGAGATTCTTTATGATTGCCCGGTGTGACGGATATCCAATTATATGGCCGGAGCCGACTCATGCACCCAGAGACAGCGAAGAGGTAAAAGCTGGTCTGTTAAAGCCATATGTCGGGGCATATACGCAGATTGATTTCAGTCGTCCGTGTCCATCTATATTTGACACAGCGCAGGAAATTAAGGAAAAGTATGGAATCCGTGCTGTGCGGCCGCTGGCACCCAAAACGATGGAGCGGATTGCAAGGGGATTGAAAAAGTTTGTTCTGGATAACCCAGAGCCGTTCATCATCCAGTGTAATCACGGTGGAAAGCGTAAACCGAATGATATTCGGGTGCCGATGCCTACCATTACAGGGAAGCATGGTTATGGAATTGTGGAGCCATATATGGTACAGATCGGACAAACTTGTTTTGCAAAAGACAGAAGCAAGGATGTGCGAGAACCACTTACAACGATCGTGAGCAAGAATGAGCATTGTCTTATCAGTCCAACACTGATCCAGTATCATTCGGAGACCGCAAAGGGAGAAGTAAGAGGGCAGAACATAGAGGACCCGATCATGACGGTAGACGGATCAAATAGATATGGACTGGTTACTTCGTTTCTGCATAAATATTATGACGGTGGATATAAAGGAGCCGGGGAAAGTGTTGAAAATCCGTTGCCGACGGTCACGGCATGGGATCATAACAGCGTAGTAACAGCAAATTTAATCCAGATGAATAATCACTGTGATGGAAGAGATATTATTGATCCGCTTCCAACGATTACTGCAGGAGATGGACATTTTGGAGAGGTCAGAGCATTCCTGATTAAATATTATGGGAATGGATCTGCTGAGGATGTCACAGAGCCGCTTGATACAATAACTTCAAGGGGTCGCTTTGGGCTTGTGACAATACAAGGAGTGGACTATCAGATTGTTGATATCGGACTTCGGATGCTGGAACCACGAGAGCTGTATGGGTGTCAGGGATTTCCAGAGGATTATATTATCGACCACGACTTTGAGGGACGCACCTACCCACGAAGCGAGCAGGTGCGAAGATGTGGCAATTCAGTTTGTCCTCCACTACCGGCTGCAATGGTACGCTCCAATCTTCCGGAGCTATGTGTGGCGGAGAGGATGCCGAATATCACTAAAAATAATATTGCTATGGAGAAAAATGGACAGTTAGCATTTGCGTAACAGAAAGGAGCAGGAAATGACGATTGATATGGCAATACATGACCTAAAAGGAGCGTATGCAAGCGACTATAATAAGCAACTGGCTGAGTGGCTAGAAGAGCTGAAAGAATTACGTTCATACAAAGAAAAAATGGAAATGCAATATCTGGACGATATTAGCAACCCATTGGAACCATTAAAACTGACATCAGCATTAGAAAGTGAAATATTTAAGTACAATTACAGAAAAAAGCATAAGCCAGAGGATATCAATATGCTTGATTTTACTGTTATATATGCTTTGAAGCATTGTCTTGAAGAGGCACTAAAAGAAAGCGAGGGATAGCTATGGCAGAAAAAAGAATGTTTTCCCGTGAACTGGTGGAAAGTGATCAGTTCTTGGAACTTCCATTATCCGCGCAGGGGCTTTACATGCATATTTGCATGGAAGCGGATGATGATGGTTTTGTGAATAATGCAAACCGGATCCGAAAGGTTGTTGATGCTTCGCAGGAGGATTATAGGACTTTATTTGACAGAGGTTACCTACTACAGATGGCCAATGGCTTGGTGGTTGTGGCACATTGGAAAATATGCAATAGCATTCGAAAAGATCGGTATAAGCCTACTGTACACCAGAGCGAATACAAGAAATTAAAGGTTTGCGACAATGTATATACGTTAAGTTCCGAAAGTGGGAAGTCGGTAGAATCGGTGGATGACATCTCACAGGTTAAGATTGTGGAGAAATTTGATGAATTTTGGAAGGCCTACCCAAGGAAAGAGCATAAGGCAATGGCAGAGCAGGAATATGCCAAATTGATAGTGCAGGGAATTAAAGAGGAAATGTTGATTGCATCGGCCAAGGCATATGCTAGAGCAAAGGATGGACAAGATCCTAAATATTTGAACTGCCCGGATTCGTGGCTGCAGAAATGCATTTATTCGGATTATGAAGTGAAAGAGGAAAAGCCAAAAGGACCGCAACAACCGGAAGAAGAACCGGGAATAGATATGTGGAACGGAGAGGATGAACCGAAAAATGGGGAAACTGTATGAATTTAAGGAAGAGGATGCCTATTCTTTCGCTAGACATGTACATATTCAGGCTAAGGCAAGAGGGCGTGAACTTCAATTTTTTCATTGTCCATACTGTAGAGGCGGCAAAGGTGGCAAGGACAAGGGAACCTTTTCTATCAATTTACAAACTGGACAGTTTAAGTGTCTCAGATCAAGCTGCAGTATTTCCGGCAATATGATCACCTTGGCAAGGGACTTTGATTTTTCATTGGGAATAGAGGTTGATGAATACTATCAGCCTAGAAAACAGTACAGGCGTTTGAAGACGCCTAGCAAGCCTATAGAGCCACTACCTGAATCTGTTGAGTATTTGGAGGGTAGAGGGATTTCGGAGGCAGTAGCAAGACAATATGAGATTACAGTGCATGCAAAGCGGGATGATGTCTTGGTGTTTCCGTTTTTTGATGAAAATGGGAAGCTACAATATGTCAAATATCGAGACACGACCTTTTTCAAGGGAAAAACCTATATAGATAGGGATGGACAGCAGAAGGCAGCTGCAAAGGAATGGATGGAAAAAGATTGCAAGCCGATTTTATTTGGCATGAAACAATGCGGGAAGGATCGCAAGCGGTTGGTGATCTGCGAGGGACAGATGGACAGCCTTTCGGTGGCAGAGGCAGGAATTGGATGTGCAGTAAGTGTACCGGGCGGAATGAATAACTTCCGTTGGATCCCTTATTGTTGGAATTGGGTGTGCGAATTTGAGGAAATTGTGGTTTTTGGCGATTATGAGCGTGATCATATGACATTGCTTGAAGACATTCGTAAGCGATTCCCGAACAAGATCCGCTATGTGCAAGAGGAAGATTATAGGGGATGCAAAGATGCAAATGAAATCTTGCAAAAGTATGGAAAGGATGCTGTAAAGACTGCAGTTGAAAATGCTATTGAACAGCCGGTGAAACAGGTGGTCGAGCTTGCAGATGTTAAACGGCGCGACTTAAAGGATATACCAAAGTTCAAGACAGGATTTCGACAACTTGATTCATTCCTTGGCGGGTATTTTTACGGTGGGCAGCTTATAATTCTCACTGGAAAGCGTGGA